TGGTCGTGGTTATAATGCTGGTACTGGTACAGCAGGAACTGTAAATACTGGTGGCGGTGGAGGCGGTGGAGGTGGTGGAACTTCTAGGGGACAGGGTGGAGCTGGTGGCTCTGGTATAATTTATTTTAAAATTCCAGATACACGCACAGCAGCTTTCTCAAGTGGAGTCACATCATCATCAAGTACAGGAGGCGGTTATAAAATTTATACTGTAACAGCAACGTCATCTGGTAGTGAAACAGTAAACATAAGCTAAGGAAATACTATGGCTCATTTCGCAAAAATTGAAGAAAATATTGTTGTACTTGTAACGGCTGGTCGTGATGAAGACAATGAATTAGAGCTTTGTTCTCGTACTGGCGATACTTATAAGCGAACATCATATAACACATATGGCGGTGTTCATCATAATCCACGGACTGGAGAACCATCTGAAGATCAGAGTAAAGCGTTCCGTAAAAATTATGCAGGTATTGGGTATAGGTATGATGAGGAAAAAGATGCTTTTATTGCTCCGTCCCCTTTATCATCATGGGTATTAAACGAAGATACTTGTTTATGGGATCCTCCTGTTGCAATGCCAGATGATGGCAAACTGTATCATTGGGATGAAGATACAACCAGTTGGATTGAGAATGATTAAACTACTTTTTTACATAGCTTTGCTACTTGGGGGGATGTATTTTCTTCTCCCATCTCAATACTAGGAGGTAAATGGTAAAAACTATTGGCTTAATTTTATTTATGGCACACATGATCGGATGCAACAGTGCAATTATAGGTTACTTGGTAGGGGCTACAACAAGCGATACAAAATTAGTTAGACAATTACAGGTGGGGCAATAATGGACGTACTAGATATTTGGAATGACTTGGGATACATAGAAGGGTTTTTGTTTTCGTTATGGATAGGACTTATGTATTGGGGTAAGTGTTGGATTGATGCCAAATTTAAGTGAAGCGTTATTGCAGGGAATTAGTAAGAAGCTGGATCAGTTGATTGAATTAATACGAGAACTGATTAAAACTCTTGGGAATAAAATAAATAAAGATGGCTACTAAGAATGCAAACAACGAATTGAAGGAGTTTATAAACGAAAAGTTTAATAACCACGAAGAGCTAGAGGCATTACGTTTTAAAAGAATAGACGAACTCATTACCAGTTTCGGTAAAGAAATAGATTCCAATGAGGAAACAATCAAGAGAGTACATACACGTGTGGATAGGATAGAAACAAAGATAAAAACGGTGCAAGGTATGAGTGCAGCCGTTGCTACTTTGCTAGGTGCAGTCGCAGCTTGGCTGGGAATTAACAAGTAATGCCTAAGAAGAAAAAAATACCTCTGTATGAAACCAAGAGTAAGCTAGTAGAAATCTACTGGATAGATGCACAAGCCGAGGATGATTGGGAGTACTTATCTAACTTAGAGAAGGACGGCAATAAAGACCCTATGTATATTAAAACAATAGGATATGAGCTAGATAAAACAGACAACGACTACATAATTTGTAGGAGTTTATCGTCTGACAAAGGACTAGAAGGACGCTTCCATATACCTCTCAAGTGTATACAGAAGATCAGAAAGATCAAGTAGTTATGTGGATTCTCCTCATGATTATTTTAAGTAACCCACCCAATATACATATAGTAAACGCCAAGGTATTAGGTACATACCAAGATCAACAAGAGTGTACTGATAACATGGATAGGGCTTTGTCTTTAGATCCCCCTCCTAATACTAATGTAGGATGTATTAAACTAAAGGGAGTTAAACAAACTAATGGCTAGAGATTATGGTAAGGAGTATAGAACATATCATGGTAAGCCTACACAGATTAAACGTAGGGCTTCGAGGAACGCTGCTAGAAAGAAGGTTCTTAATGGGCGTAAGAGTAGCCTAGATGTAGACCATAAGGATCGTAACCCTAGGAATAACAGTAGGGGTAATTTGCGGTTGGTCAAACGTGGTCAGAATAGAGGGCGAAATAAATAAACGAATAGGGTAGGCAAGCCTGTACCTTGATCTCTCAAAATACAGGCTCTCAGTTCGTTAGATGGGCATCCACGAGGTAGGTCTTAAGTCTTTTTTTGGTATCCGATATGCTTTAGGACGATCAGGATGACCGAAGTCAGAGAGATACTTAGGGTCTTTAGCATTCATTCCTTCTATCCACCCATGTACGGTAGCTTGGTAATCGTTGGTAGAATGAGGAGTGAGATTCCTATATCCCATCTCAAATTCTTTAGTGATCTCAACCAGAATGTATTTATGCTTAGTAGGATCAGCAGGTCTAACAATCAAGTCCCTGTTTTTATTACTGCCTACTGTACGAACCTGCCAGTTGTTTCCTATATCAGCTTCCTTAAACGTATTTACAGTCATTGGAAAGTACTTGTTAGTAGCTTTAGCAAGGGCTAACTCACCTAACATACCATAGAAATTATCCTGTAGATCCCTACCTTTGTATCCATGCTTGTCTTTCATGTTCTTTCTTAGTGATTCCGTATGACGTAAACCTACTAGGTGTATAGCGACAGATACTTCATACCAAGTTAATGTTACAGCCGAAGGATAACTATGCTCAGTCATGCGATCACCTCCTCTCACGGTTATAGGATAACTACTCATATTATTTCTCCATGTATATGTCCATCTTACCATTAGATATTGTATCGTGGCAACTGCCACCCTTCATACGCATTAGGTCTGTCAAGAATTTGACACATATAGTTACAGTATGGTCAGACTTTTTATCTATAGGTTTGTTGTTAGACTCTAGCTGCCATAGCATATAGTGTAATGGTATGACTACCTCCCAGTATTTCCAATGGCTCTGCCTATAGATCAATACAGGCACAGGATTACGTGCGTGTTCATCGTCATTAGCTTGGCGTACTGCCTGCTTCCACCACTCAGCTACACTAGCTTGAGTTACCTTTCGGTATAGCTTGACTTCCACGAAGTAAGTAAACTCTCCCATTGTTATCTTAACGTCACAGCCACCATCCCTAGATGCACCCAGTTCTCTAGTAATAGGTTCACCTAAGTACTTGGTAAGCATATGGCATACTTCTCTTTCTCCACGCTTACCCTTATCTCTGCTGTTCGTCATCAGGAATCTCCTCTCTAGGTATAACCATAACTTCGTCTATGGACATTTGTAGTTCATCGTATACATATCGTACTGCCTCTTCCTTGTTAGGAAATACTTTAATCTCCCTGTTTCTATGGTGTTCACATTCTTCGTATAGGAAAGAGATACCATGCGGATGGTCACCCTCATCTACACATTCTTGGCATGATCTACCTAGTACATATTCTCTAGTCATATAATTCCCTCCAATGTTATGCGTTGTTTAGCTCCATCAAAGTTAGACTTAAACTTACAAGCCTCACCATTACGATTTTTCTCTAGCGAGATTATATTCTCTCCTTCCCTAGTGGTATACATATTAATAAAACAATCACATATACGACTCAACTCTAGTGTGCCTGCTACTCTACCAAGACCACCAGCCGAGCCTAACCCATTGTTATATCCTTCCCTGTTTTGTTGGGCTACTACGATAAGATGAATACCTAAACGTGTAGTGACATTCTTTAATTCTTTAACATACTTCTGTAGTTTAATCCAATGTTCCATGTTGTATTCATCACGCTCACTAGCAATCTCACCCAAGTGATCTATGACTACAACCCTGACGTTGTTACAGGTAGCGTGTTCTTGTATCAAAGCCATTGTAGTACCTAGGGTTTTAGGTTCGTTGCCAGTAATTATTAAGTTCTTGCGTTCTAATAATCCTATTCTAGCATCGTTATAAGCCTGTGCATTTTCTCTACTACGGAACTTACGATTATATATTTCATCATAGGTTACGCCTGAAGCCATAGCAAGGATACGTCTAGCCAACTGCTTACGATTCATCTCATAGTTTATATATAAGACACGCCCATCGTACCCATTACTAGCTATATGGACTACCCAATTAAGGGCAAGCATAGATTTACCATGACCTGTAGGTGCAGAGATAACATTGATGTCCTGTAATCCGTGCATCTTAAGGTCTAGTAACGGCATGCCTATAGCTGGGCCATCATAGTCGTTAGCCTTACGTTCACCTGAATCCATCTCCTCTTGTATCTCTCCTAACCACTCATCTGGTTCTGATACACAAGATTCGTTGAATAGAAAGTCACGTGATCTGAGTATGTCTGTAGATTCTTGCTGTAATAAACCAATAACTGTAGAGGAATCTGAGTTATCGTTAAGGGAGTTCTGTGCTTTAGCACATAGGCTGGATATAAGCCTCTTAGAAGAGAACTCCTTGAGTAACTTACAGGCTTGTTCGTTAGGTATGGGTTGTTCATAAGCGTAGTCTTGTATCTCTTCCAGTATTTCTTGGTGTCTTTTCTGGTTAGAGAAGTTAGACTTGATTGTTATGTAGTCTAAGTCACCGCCTAGTTTAAATGTATCACGCATCTCTGAGTATATCTCTCTATGTAGACGGTAGTAGAAGTCATCTACACCTACCCTATCCAGAAAGAAAGAGGACTCTGATTTATCACGCATCATAGCAGACAAGATGACACGCTCTACATCTCTGTCTGCAAACGTAGCGGAGAATATATTATCTGGTACTTCCGACATATCATCTCCTGTTTAAAATTTAAATAAACTTTTTTGTCAGAACCCTTGGAAACCGCACTGACAGTGTTGACATTCTTGCAATCAAAAGCGGAAAGGGGCATAGCCCCAATCCACATTATAATTAATAATAATAATTATATTATATATATATAATAATAATAATAATAATAATAATTATGTCGTAATTGGTGAGGTGAATTTACAGTCTGGATAATTAGGGCATGCCCAAAAACTACCAAACTTTCCACTCTTCACAACCATAACAGCACCACACTTCTTGCATACTTGGTCTGGATGGACACCCTCATTGGGTGTAACCTCTGGCGGTACTGGCGAAGCATTAAAGACTTCCGTTGCTACCTCAATAATGTCCTCTTCATCCAGACCAGTACTAGCAGGCGTTTCTGCTTCCGCTTCTAGCTGTGCCTCCTCTTCCCTAGTCCATAGCTCTATACCGCAACCAAACATAGCAGCGTTCTTACATAAGCACCGCATCTGAGCGTTGTGTATATCCCTAGCACTTGGCTTGAGGTTAACAGTAGTGAATGTCTTGCCGTAGATAGGTGATGTCATGGAACGAGTTACACCATAACAAGTAATGCTTGTCTTAACAAAGAAACCTGCTTCCTTGTCACCCATGTATGGACGTTCTGTTTCACATTGTATACCGCCCTGATTTAACTTAAGAACATAGGTATGAAAATCATAGGTTGCACTTGGGCAAGACCTAAAGAACCTATCCATTACGTTAGGCCAAGGTATATAATCCATACCCATGTTACCTTTGCTCTTGATACACTTAGCTATATCTTCTCTAAAGTCTTTTGACTGGAAGGTAGCGTATAGCTCCGCTAACTTCTTCTCACTAGATTTTTCTGGCATCCTAACTCCTAGTCTAAGGTTAATGTAATACGAATAACTCCTTTATGATCTGCTAACTGTATGTCATTCCTGTTGAAGTACATCAGGAGAGTGCCATCGTTATCGTCAGCTACTGCCTGCTTCATGTTCTTGATAAACTTAGGCAAGTCTTTGACGTGTAAAGCTACTGCTACAGGGAATGTACCTAGATGTTCAGGCATAGACTTCCCTTCGTAGTCTGGTTGACTACCGTTATCTCCACTCATAAATTCTCCTATTAGTATTTAGCTTTTAATAAAAACCTGCGTGATTGTGTATATGCTTTAGTAGAATCAGCTTCACAATGATCTAGCTCAGAGATAGCCCAGTCAGACGCATCTGATGGGTGTTGCTTGAAAGCCTTGCGTACCGATTCTACAATGTTCTTGTAGTCAGTCTTAACTTTAGGTCTAGGTGATTTGAATGACGCTAACTCCTCACCCTCCTGACTGATTAACTTACCTGCGTTACCCATGTGTGACTTAATAAGATTCTTAAGCGTGTCCTCCTCCATTTCCAATGGAACTTTCTGCATACGCACATCATATAAACGCCTAACAGCAGCGTCTACAGTGCCACTACTCTGCACCATATCCATTGTATTAGTAGGGTAAAGTAACTTAAGATCAGCCTCGCTAGGTTTCTCTAGGTGAGGCATGGTATTAGATTCTAAGCATGACCAAAAGTCCTTGACTTTA